GTCTTTCAATACAGCACCACTTTTAAATGAAGCATATGTTGTAGCCTCTGGTCCATTAACATAATCTTCTAGGTATTTCTTTAACATCTCAATAGGATTAGTGCCAGCAGGTGGCTTAATATCCTCTTTAGTGGCCCATAGAGCGTCCAGGATAGGCTGATATTCATTATTTTTAATGATGGGAGGGAATATTGATGTTTGGTCTGCTATGAGCGCTCTCATCTCTTTCATTTCTGCTATCTTTTTTATATGTTTTGCATGTATTTGAACTACTTTACTGTCAGATAATTCTACATTAAAAAAATATTCTGGATCTGGTTTATAATCTATTTTAATTAAACCTGATATTTGAGGCCAACTACTTTCTCGGTGACTTCCAATACCATATTTTCTACGTAAACAATTTCCTTTTGCACAATAAGAAGAGATAGGTAAGTCATGACAAGTATGTCCAGCTGTATCTTTGTCCCAACTTTTTATCTTTTGATTTACTTTATCGTCACCCCACGTATCATCATACTTTATAAAATCTCTAGCTGCTTGTAATAATTTCTTTTTCCAATCATCTTTATGTTTCTTTTTAACAAACACCATGTAGTTAAATAAAAATCTATCTCTTTCATCACTTAATTTGTTCCCTGATTCCTGAACCTGTTTGCATATCATCTGTAAACAAGGAGGGCCATCTAATAAATCTTCTGGACCACCAGTTAATATTTCTTTTACTTTTTTATTTGATACTTCTTTTAAAGATTCTTTTGTTTGTAAATTATCTTTTACTACGTTTATAAAATCTTCAAACTCTAGTTCTGTTCCATTTGGTAATAATGCTTTACGTTCTGTCTTTTTAAAATATGGTAAATTAATAAATGACCCTGAAGTTCTAACATTATCTTGGTTCATTCCTAATTGTGTTTGTTTAGGAAATATTTCTGTCTTAGATGATAGTCCAAATAAAAATAATAAGTTTTGTAAAAATTCTCTGATTAAAGTTGCAGGTACTTTTTCTTTTGTAAATACATAAATGTGAAGACCATTACTTTTTGATTTAATTGGTATGACAGGTAAGTCTTTGTCTTGAATTACTTTTAAATAATGATGAATATCAAAAGTAGAATAGTCTGATGGATCAATATCAATTGCACCAAAACTAGCCATTCCATTATCATCACAGGCTTGTATACCTATTGCACGTTTACCATCTAAATGGTCTTGATAATCTTGATCAGTTATGTTCCTTTTAGACCAGCCATAATCACCTGGATCAAATTTTAATTTATTAGTTTGTGGATCGTGATAACCATTGTTTACATTACAGAAACCAAAGTCTCTTTCTAGTCCACTAAAATATTTTCTAAAATCTTTCATGATTAGACGGCGCCTCCAGTCTCCCTTCAGCGCCGTTGTTATAACACTTTATTATACTATGTCTTGCTTATTTTGACTAGCGTCGTATTTAGGTTTAGCAACACCTTTAGAAACTGATTTCTGAAGTTGTGCTGCTATCTCATACATAGACGCATCATCTTTGTTAGCGATATCAAGATTTCTTACTCTTGATGGTTTGTAGACATGCCAGCTTTTACTTCCTGCTACTCTTCCAATTGTGTTTAACTTATACACAGCTGAATAACTTGCAGGATTAAATGAACCTTGATCATCAGTGAATCTTAAATTCTTGATAAGGTTATTTAACTCCCTCGCTGGAGATAAATTAGAAGATCTCATTGGGATTACTGCAGGTTTAAGCTCACCATCTACCATTGCTAGTACATAGAAGTATGCAGTCTTCTCAACATAGTTACCATTTGGTAATCTGTATCTTCCATTTTTTTCTTCCACAGCATCGGCTGGAATCTCTAAATGAGTTCCTACTGGAGCTGAAGCACTGTCGCCTCTCTCCTGCCATTCAGGATACCTAGTTTGTGCGTGAGCGATTATAACATCTAATCCCTCCTCACCACTTATAAGTTTACTAAACCCTGATGCGTATATCATACCAGGTTTAGCTCCTTCTACATGCTTGGCGTCTCTCTCATTACATTCAGGTGATAGCTGATGTAAGATTTTCAGAATCGGTGTTGATACGTCATCTGACTTAATCTCTTCAGCTCCTTTACCAGAATCTGCTCTGAGATTTATTGTTGCTAATGCACCTGCATTAGCTTTCTTAGCTACTTGACTTTCCATAGATTCTCCTTTGTTAGTCTATTAGTCTGTTGATTTAGATTTACCAGTTATCTTAGTTCGATATCCAGCAAATATACTGAAATACTCTGAAGGAATCTGTCCACCACGTGTATGGAGATCCTCCAGAGCAACTCTAAGGGTTCCAGCATGAACAGAAACTTTTTGTTCCGGTTCATAACCTTGTCCTCTTGCAAGGGTAGCATATTGCGTCGCCTTGGTATCTTCGTCCTTTCCAAACCTCACTGTGATTTCATTTTTCACAATGTTGCCTAGTCCGTTATCTCGAAGCCATTGATAAGCCTCTGCTCTTTTTGGTGCAAGTGCAGAAGCAAAAAATTTATTAGATACTTCTATTTCAGAACCATCTTTTAATTTCATAGTTTTAAGATTCATAGCATTCATCATATCTGGAATTATTACTTCAGATAAATAACTTTCACTATCTTCTAAATCTTTTATTCTATCTTTATAGTTCTGTATTTCTTGTTGTATGTCTTGAAGTTTTTTTATTTCGTCTGTTAGTTTTTCTGGATTTGTCTGTTCCACCTGACTAGGTGCATCAGCTCTTAGATTGATCGTCATATTACTCCTTGTTAGTTTAATAGTTTAAATTTATATTTGCACTATCGTATATATAGGAGAATTTGTGTATGTCAATACTAGTTTTGAAAAATATTTAATTCAATTGGATAATAAGAAAATTGTCTTCTGTCGTATTTTAATAATTTAAATTTACCATTTGTAAGATCAGAAGCTACTGCACATACAACACCAATTATAGCAGGATCGCCATAAAGCAGTAGATAATCATCAGTTGTAAAATCTTTTAATGAATTTTTTATTTCCATTACCATTGGTCCTGGTGTAAATTGCATTTGTTTTAAGCGAGGAAATAAAATCTTAATTTCGCCATATTTTAATGCAGGGGTAATATCAATCTTAGGTTGACCTGTTTCTCTATCTGTAGGTATTTCTTGTACTAAATATACTTTGCTCATTGACTTTTTGCTTTCTATCTATTATATAGCTTTTTAGAAAGAAAAGTAAACAACTATGACAAACGTATTAGACAGTAAAATTAATTGGTATAAGTTTAAAACCGTTCCGTATAAACATCAACTTAATGCTTTAGAAAGATCTTGGGACAAAGAATACTTTGCTTACTTTATGGAAATGGGTACAGGTAAATCTAAAGTGTTACTTGATAATGCAGCTATGCTTTACAATCAAGGTAAAATAAATGGTTTACTTCTTATTGCACCAAAAGGTGTATATAAAAATTGGTATGAAGATCAAATACCTACACACTTACCTGACTACATAAATAAAAAAGTTGTTCTTTGGAAAAGCTCCGATAAAACTCATGAGCAAACAAAAAAATTAAATACGTTATTTCAAACTGGTACAGACTTTCATGTGTTAATTATGAATGTAGAAGCTTTTTCTTATGACTTTGGTAAAGAATTTGCTCGTAGATTTTTAAATTCACACAAAGCGATGATGGCAATTGATGAGTCCACTAGTATAAAAACACCTACTACTAATAGAACTAAAAATATTTTAAGACTAAGATCTCTTGCTAAGTATAGAAGAATACTTACAGGTTCACCTGTTACCAATTCACCTTTAGATTTATTTAGTCAATGTCAGTTTCTTGGTTCCTGGCTCTTAAAGACAGATTCTTATTATGACTTTAGATCTAGATATGCAGAGATGAGAACAATTAATCTTGGTAGTCATAGCACTAATATTGTAGTTGGGTATAGAAATCTTGGAGAGTTATCTAAGTTAATAGAACCATTTTCAATGCGTGTATTAAAAGACGATTGTTTAGACTTACCAGAAAAAACTTTTATGAAACGTCAAATAACAATGACACCTCAACAAGAAAAAGTTTACAAAGCCATGAAGAAATATGCAATGGCACAACTTGAAGGAAAAGCATTAACTACTAACAATGTTATGGTTCAGTTAATGAGACTTCATCAAATTCTTTGTGGTCACTTCACTGCTGATGATGGCACCATACAAGATATACCTAATCATAGAGTAACAGAACTCATGGAAATTTTATCTGAAGTAGAAGGTAAGGTTGTTATTTGGTCTCATTATCAAAGAGATATTGAAACTATTTTAAAAGCTATTAGAAAAAAATATGATCGTGATGATATTGTTGTAGACTATTATGGTAAAACTTCAATTGAAGATAGACAGAATAATATAAAGAAGTTTCAAGAAGATGACAACTGTAGATTTTTTGTAGGAACTACTCAAACCGGCGGCTATGGTATCACACTTACTGCAGCCAGTACAATGGTTTATTATTCTAATGGTTATGATTTAGAAAAACGTTTACAATCAGAAGCTCGTATTGATCGTATCGGACAAAAATATCCAATGACTTACATTGATATAGTAACAGAAGATACTATTGATATTAAAGTTGTAAAAGCTTTACGTAAAAAATTAAACATCGCCACAGATATTATGGGCGAAGAATTAAAAGCTTGGATTTAAAAAAAGAGACCTTTATCTAAAACTTTCTCTAGCAACAGAAGTGATACTGCCCCAACAGTACCCAATAACACCCAATAGATCTTGTCTATCTTACCGCCCAAATCGTGTATACCATCGTGCATGTGTTTAACATCTTTTTTTAATCCAGTAATATATCCATAGATAGAAAGCAAATGCTCTCTTGTTGTTTTCGGGTTTAGTTTGTTTCCATTAGGCATTAGGCCAATCCTCTTGTTCTTAATCTTATTTGTTTTTCTTCTTCAGATAGTAAAGCATTCTCTAAGGGAGTCAATCCTCCAGCGGTACCAGCGGCCATTTGCGTTTGATCTAGAATGTTTTGTCCTTGTGTAATTGTTTTATTGTTTGGCATTGCAGAAGTAACTGATGTCGGCAATGGTGGTGTTGGCGGTGCAGGTGGTATTAAAAATTCTAACGGATCAATATTAAAAGGTTCACCTAACTGTAGTTGTCTTAGCGCTCTTCTTATTTCATTTAATGCAGGCAAAGCTTCTATATACGGATTGTCTTCACCAAGATTATTTGCAATGTCTCTAAATTTTTTTGCAATTTCACCTGATGGAACGTAAGGATCAAATTTACCTCTTCTTAAATTATTGTAGTCTTCACTACTAATTTGTCTTTCATCAAACTGTCTTCTTAACTCGTTGTTTTCTACACCTAATATTTCAGCTGCATTTAAATCATTAAACATATTTTGTTGTACATCAAATTTAGCTTTGTTTGATTTTATATATCTTAAAATAATATCATTAGGATCAACCGGGCCACCTTTTAACAAACCAAAATAACCACCTGTAAATTCTCTTCTGGCATTTCTAATACCTCTTTGGTAACCAGAAATTTTAAAACCCATTGACTTTAAAGGATCAACTTTAATTGGTCTAAGTCCCATGAAG